AACTTCGGTTGCTTTTTTGTTGACTTTTAATCCATAATATGTTACATTAATAGGTGAAGTTGCGTTACAAAACTAAATACTATTATGAAACTAATAAACGAAATCAACGCATACACTTACCTTATTAAATGTAAAGTAACCGGGCAAGTCTACTATGGTAGCAGAACTAAAAATGTTCGACTTAAGAGAACACCGCTTGAAGATTTAATGGTCTACTACACTACCAGTAGTAACGATGTTAACAACTTAATAAAACAGTACGGAATTGAGGCATTTGACTGGGAAGTAAGGCAAACATTTAACGACCTAACTAAACCCGGTGCGTGGGAAACTAAAGTATTGCGTAGAATGAAAGTGCTACAACGCAGAGATGTTTGGCTTAATGCTAACATTGCTGGCAAAAAAGTACTTACTAAAAGTGGTGCTAAAAAGATTAGCGCAACACACAAAGACAAACCTAAAACAGAAGAACACAAAGAAAAAATACGACAAGGAAACTTGGGCAAGAGAAAACCACCCCGCGGTCTAGAGTACAGGGCGTTAATGTCTACACTTAAATCTGGCGTTAACAATCCTATGTACGGAAAAGGGTGTACCGAAGAGCGAGCCGCTAATATTAGCGCCGCTAAGAAAGGCAAACCCGCTAAAAATAAAGGACATAAAGAAACTCGCTCCGACGTATTAGAAAGAATTAAACAAGCCGCGTTAGCTCGTAAACCACAGACACAAGAGCAACGAGAAAAACAAGCACAAAAAACTCGAGGCCAAAAAAGAACACCTGAACAAAAAGAAAGAATCCGTCAAGGGATATTACGTAAACTAGCTGAAAAACAAAAGGAAATAAAATGAACTCAAGACAATACGCAAAACAACAAGACGATGCATACAAAGCAACACTAAGCAAAGCCGGGCTTAACGACGGTGATTATGCAGGTGTTTGTCTATCTGCTGATAGAACAGAATATACTGTTACACTAACTGACGGTTCTACTAAAATTATTCCTAGCGGATTTGAATACGATCCATACTAACACGCCCGTTGCCCAGTGCCAGTCTAGATCTTAAACCAGCCCAAAAATTTATGTATTTTATCAGTAACTGAGTTCCAGTCGCCCATAGCAGGTTGACGGAACAGTCTGGCAGTTGAATACCAAGGACTTGAATCACGATCCAACAACCAACGCCAGTCTGTGCCAAACCAATTCAGCATGACCCACACAGGTCGCCCCAGTGCACCTGCCAAATGTGCCACTGCGGTGTCTACACTCAGCACCACATCAAGATTGTGTATCAGTGCAGCCGAGTCTGCAAAGTTGCGAATTGACCCAGGATAGGCTCGCACACCAATGTCAATCAAGGCCTGTTCTTCCTCTGCAGTGCAATCGCATTGCAGATTGATCCACTCGTAGTTGGGATTGCGTTGGATCAGTCCAACCATGACTTCAAAAGGCATGCCTTTGTGGCGATTGATCCAGGTATCTCTNCGNCCTGACCAACAAAATCCCACACGCAGTCGTGTTTTAGGACCAAGAATTTTCAGCCATTGTTGTGAGAGATTGGCATCCGGTGTGATGTAAAATTGAACATGTCCTAGATTTTCCAACCTAGTGCCAATGATGCCGGGTATGCTCATGATTGGCGTCCAGTAATCAAACCCAGTAGGTTCTTCACCAAAAGGAATCAATTGTGTGATGGCTTGACTGCCTCTGAACAACGGAATCAAACTGGCATTACAGTGCATGATGATTCGGCCGCCGCGAGCGTAAACATCTCCAACAAATCTTATGAATTGTATGTTGTCGCCATGTCCTTGCTCGGCCATAATTAGTATAGTTTTATCTTGGAGATCTTCGCCACACCATCTAGGCTGTGGATATTGCGGCAGTTGTCCATTTAAATGTTCGTACTGCCAGCGTACTTCGTAAGCAGGCCAACCCTGTTCGTAATTGCCCTGCAACAAATAAGCCACTGCCAAGTTAAATCGTGCAGTGACATTTGTAGGATTTAACTGTATTGCACGTTGTAAAAACGGTATGGCTCCAGCAGGGTCTCCACATTCTCTTAACACATTGCCATAGTTATTGAATGCACTGGCTGATCGTCGATCTTGGGCAAATGCTTGAACATAGTAGGCCAAGGCCTGTTCGGGGTTGTTGTCTTCACGGCATTGATTACCGTGGGCGATGAGTAGTTCTGTTTCCATTGCATATTTAATTTTGTAGCTGATGGTGAAAATATTTACGTCACCATAAATACAAGTCAACGCAATCAGGCGTTTTATGCTGGGACTCAAAACCCACAGCGTAGTGACTAGAACTCACATCGGGCTTCTTTAAGGAGAAAACAAAATGGGACGTCCACTTAAAATTCAAAAATATTCAACCGGATCCGGCAACGGCGGTGCAGCAGTAGCAGTTGATCAAGCTTATCCACCTTTTACATCACCAAGTTCAATGGATATACCAACTGTAGTACTTCCAACACCTACCACAACATCTTTATGGATGGGTGTGGTCGGTGGTCAACGCGGTGGCGCAGTCAGTGCCACATATCCAGTGGTTGAAGTACAAGTTAACATTGCTCTTCCCAGCGGGTCTGGCGCAGGCGCACACAATGGTGTGATTATCCGTCAAAAAGGTTCACACAAGTTTTTGGTAGCTGATCTCAACGCTGCAATAACTGCAGGATCATTTGTGATTGGTGCAGCCTATTTGATTAATTCTTTTGGAACTACCACAAACTGGCAAGCAGCAGGTGCTCCTCCTACTGCTCAAGCAGGTGATATCTTTACTGCTACCTCGGCGGGTGGTGGCAACGGAAATGCTTATTTGGTTGGTCAATGTGTGTTGAAAAAACAAGCCATTGGTTCATTGACAGTTGGTAACATGAGCATCACCATGAGCATTGGTGATTCAGCTGCAACATTTATCAGCAAGTTGTCTAACAAATACGCCAAAGACTTCAACGGTGGCGAAACTGGTGGCAATGCCAGCACAGGCAATGTATGGGATCCTAACCAAGTCGTCAATGATATTACGTATGCAGCCAACTTCTTTGAAGACGGTGAATTATTTGCTAAATCTGGTGCTGACACTGCAACCTGGGGTGTCAACGGATCAGATCAAAATGCTGGTGGTACTCTTACAACAGCAGTTGTTGAGAACTACACTTCTTAATTTTAAATTAAGTTGTACAATCCCCACTATATACTGTGGGGATTTTTTATGACCGTGGCATTTGTACTGGGCAATGGCGTCAGTAGACGAAATATCAGTTTACCGTATTTAAAACTGTGTGGGAAAATCTACGGGTGCAACGCCTTGTACAGAGAATTTGCCCCGGATGCATTAATTGCCACAGACAAACCCATTGCTGAACAAATACAAAAAACTGGTTATGCTTTGACCAACAAATTTTACACTCGCAAACCCATGGCTGGCCAAGGCGGCTATCCTGTGCCTGAACAGTATTACGGCTACAGTTCTGGCCCAATTGCAGTGGCAGTGGCCTGTGAAGACGGTGCTCGAACAGTGTATTTGTTGGGATTTGATATGGGACCTGATACAGATAATCACTTTAACAATATCTATGCCAACACAGAATTTTATAAATCTGCCGGAGCACCGCCAACATTTGCAGGAAATTGGATAAAACAAGTATGCCGAATTGTCACTGATTACCCACTGACGGAATTTTACAGAATAACAGGTCCAACTACTGCTAGAATAACCGAACTTGAAGCATTGAGAAATCTGCAACACTATGCGTTAGACACTTTTGTAGACCGCATAAATAATCAAAAGGATCTATAAACAATGTCTATTGCTTACAAAAATACCAGCAGTGATTATACCATAACTGTGAACAATGGGGTAGGCACTTTCACGGTCAATGCCAACACTGTGTTCAATGGTAATGTTACTTATTCAGTGCCTGCTACCAGTACTTTTGCCTTCTTAACAGTAGCCGCAAACAACAGTGGCAATATCACAGACATGGGGTTGATAGCACAAAAAGGTCCCTCTACATTTGCTGGATTGAGATTTGATACTGCTGCCAATGCTTGGCAATTTAGCAATGCAGTAAACGCAGATGGATCAGCTATAACCAGTTATGCTAACATTGGTACCAGTACCCTTGCTATCGGCGGATCTAACACACAGGTCCAATTTAATCAAAATAGCGCACTTGGTGCCAGTGCTAATCTAACATTTGATTATGCAAATAACATACTGAAAATTCAAGGAGCTGAAGTGTTGGGCAACATTGGTACATCACCAAGTGTTCCTTCAAATGCAGTGGCTCTTTATAATAACACCATTGGTGGCGGCGGAACAGGCGTTTATGTATTATCAAGTTCTGTCGATGACGAACTGGTTAGCAAAAGCAAAGCTATTGTTTACGGAATTATATTTTAAGGAAAACTCATGACTATCGCAACATATAGTGTAACTACTGCAACAGGTAATGCTTACACCAGCAATGGCAATACTGCTATTACTTCACTGACATTGTGTAACTGGAGTGCTGGAAATGTCACTGCTAATTTGTTTGTGGTGCCAAATGGTAACTCGCATAGTACATCAAATCAAATGTTGTATTCGTTGCCACTCAATAGTGGTGATACATATCAAATTTACAATGCCGCAGAAAAACTATTGCTTGGGCCTGGAGATATGATACAAGTAAATTCCACAGCCAATGCTGTAACTGCAATAACTTCGTTTACATCAATTTAATGGGATATTTTGTCAAAAATCGGCAATTGCAATCTGGCAGTACCGGAGTAGTATTACCCACAGGAACTTCTACCAATCGCCCAGACAATCCTTTTTTTGGCACCATACGTTATAATACCACAGTTCCAGCAGTGGAATATTTTGACGGAACTCAGTGGTTGTATTTGTTAAGCAGTTCTGGATCTATTTACACAGTTGATGCCTTCACCGGCGATGGTTCTACCACAGTATACACAATGACCGAGCAGGTGTCTGATCCAGCACAAATTATTGTGTTTGTGGGATCGATATATCAAACGCCCGGGGGCAACTCAACACCAAATGCATACACTGTAAATGGCGGTTACGACATAACATTTACTTCAGCACCGCCGGATCAAACAGTAATCAATGTGATTCATACCAACCTATAAACCCCGCTAAATACCTTATCACCAGGATAATCTATGTCAATTAGTCGTATTGCGGGTCAAATGCTTCAAGCCAATCTCTACAGAGATGGCAACAATTTATCATTCTCCAATACCTCTACTTCTGGCTCACTTTTATACATCGATGTTGGCAACAGTTTTGTAGGCGTTAATACTGGGACTCCTACAGATACCTTGGCTGTTAACGGCAATACAGTAGCAAATAATTATAATTTTAATTTGGGCAATGCTGGATTACTTACGTTAGATGCAAGTAATCACGGCTTTACTGCCAACGTAAACAATTATGGCCTTGTTGGATTGGGATTAACAGACAGCACCGGAGCAGTGTTATACGGTAATACTTTGGTTCAAATTACTGCCAACACCAATGATGGCCTCAATGAAGTATCGTGGAATTTCTATGCCAATGCTCTACTAAATGCACCTGGCAATATTACTGCCAACGGTAGTGTGCTATCTAATGTTTCTTTTTTAACTGGAAATATTGTAATTCCTGCCACCGGTAACATTGATGCTGGTTATAATTACATTGGCAATGTCATTGACCCGGTGCAAGCACAAGATGCCGCAACAAAATATTATGTAGATCAAGCAACCAGCAGTGCCAGTGGTAATGTTATAGGTAACCTTATACCAATGGGCACACCATCGCAGGGTAACTTGGTTAGCAACGCAGTCACACTTACGGCAAACACAACAGTAACCGATGGCATAGCAGAACTCAATGTAGTTTTGGGAAAATTGGTACCGCCTTCTCCGTCAAATTTTCCAGCCGGACAAACACTAAGTTTAAACTCATTGAGTTCGTACCGTATGGCCAATGGAGTAGCACAAACTAATAACACCACCACTGGCAATAAATCTGTGGCCGCTGGCACAACTGTCAGCAGTGTTTTAAGGTCTGGCAGTTTTAGTACCAACACAATTGTCACGGCTGGTCCTGGTGATTCTGGTACCGTGACAATTTACATTGACAGCGTGGCCGCGGGCAATGTAACTTTTAATGCCAGTGCTACCCCCAGTGGAAATGGTACGCATGGTAATTTAATCATAACCAACAACTATGATTATCATCAAGCCAACAGTTCAATTACCGCAGGATTTTGGTATGTGTTCAGTGCACAAGGGTCAGGGTCAGGCATATCACCTGGCTGGAATGAATTGTACATTGGCGATTCTGTAACTGCAAATACCAATACGCCAACTTGGTACTACGATAACAGTAGTCCAGGAACGCCACAGTTTACTAATACTTCTATATCAGCTCCTGGATCGCCGAGTTTAACGTATAGCAGTACAATACCACACTATGTAAATACCAATAGTTTTACTATTGCTGCCAACGTAAATCGTATCAGTGGCAACATGTACCCCACATCTGACACTTTTGTTACAGGATCAGCAGGTGGTGCATTTGGTACTCCGGGAAGTTTAACTTATTCTAGTGCCAATGTAGCTACCCCAGTGGCACAAAATTTATATGCCAATTCAGGCAGTTTAGCTATCAGCACCACATCATCTATCGTATCAGGATTTGGCAGCAGTGCGTCGGGCCCTGGTTTGTCAGTGAATAATAGTTATGCCACAGGAACCAACACATTCACACCCAGTGGCACAGTTCTTTACAAAACTGGCAACACCACTGCCATAGACGAAGGCAATGTGGTCATCGGTTCAACCATAGGATCTGGTTCTGGCAACGCTTTCCGTATTGAAAATTCCGGAAATGGCAACACTCCTGTTTATACAGGATCAGAAGCAGCATTTAACAGTCAATCTGGACCACTGCAGGCCTATGATGCAGTGGTAGTAGGATCCGGATCTGGAGGAGTTCTTGCTTGGAATAATACAAATTACTCCGTCGGATATTTGCCAGCAGGCCCTGATCTAAGTGCAGGACGATCCGGAACACAGTATTTTACCATGAAATTTGTTCGCACCAGTGTCAGCAAATTTGACATCGCATTCACTGGCACTGTAGCTGGTGTGTGGGTAGCACTACCCGGCAGTGTTATAGATAGCAGCAGCAGTGCCAATGGATGGATCAACATGAATCAGGCCTATGGAGGAGCAGGTTATCCAGGAGTAAACAGTCCCGGCAACGGATCTGATGGTTGCTCATTGGGTGGTATTATTACATTGAATCAATCAGGCACACAAAGAAAAACCTGCACGTTTGGTACTGTCAGCAGTTCAAGCACTGGTACCAATGAAATTTATGTAAGAATAGCACTTACATCTGGTCAAAGCGTGACTGCGTTGACATTACAATCAGCGAGTAATTAAATAAATGGCTGTCTCACTTGCACAATACGTTGATTTACTGGTTAAAAAACTCTACGGAGTTGCCAAAACTGATGATGCAGCCAATAAAAGCCCATCTAACGAAAGTATACCAAGCCCTCCACTGCTGCGTGGCGACATAGTTTGGACACAAAGCGATCAAATTGCAAACACCGCACAGGTTATTTCCGGTATCACACAAAGCTATCTTGGCACCAGCACTGTTCAATGCTCTCCAGACACAACCACAGTGCCCATCGGCGGCGTATACCCAACTTGGTTGACCAATCTCACTGACTGGATACCTCAAGAATTTGGATCAACTTGGCCAGTTAAAGTTTATGTAGATACCACAGGAGCAGCCAATGCTCAGGCCACAGGCACACAAATATTTTCTCCAGGTATTGCTGGAGTAGGCGAGTTTTTCTTTGACACACAAGCAGGCTTGTTAAATTTCATTGGTGAAACTATACCCACAACATTGACTGCTGGCAAAAGTATTTTTATCGCTGGTTATAGATATGTGGGATTATTAGGAACAACAAACTTACCAGGTAACACCACAATTGGCAATTTAACTATAGCCAATACCACTATAACAACTAATCTTGCCAATAGTAATATTACGTTAACCCCCACTGGCAATGGACTGGTATCAATAAACACTACAACTGGTTTGTTAATTCCAGTGGGAAATACTCTTCAAGAACCCAACCCAGCAACATTAGGAACCATAAGATATAATACTGATACTCCGGCAGTTGAAATTTACAATGGAAATGCCTGGGCCACAGTGGGGGTACCAATCATTACAAATCAAACACTGTATGGCAACGGTGTGCAAAATACTTTTACATTAACACAAAGCACAAGTTCAGCCGCTGCACTGATCATGCTTAACGGTGTGGTACAGCTACCCGGAGTAGCTTATGTAATGACTCCAGATCCTAGTACGAACCTAGTGTTTTCAGAAGCTCCTTCTGTCGGAGATACCATAGACGTTCGCTTTTTGTAACCACAAATAATCACTGCTACCCGTTAATGATAGATATTTTGGTAAATACTTCATAAAAATGGAGTACCTTTACTGTGGCCACAAATCTAACCAGAATTAATAACAATCAAATTACCGACGCCAGCACCGGTAATGTCTATCTTGGCGTAAATGCCGCAGTAAAACTGCAAAATTACACTGTTACCAGTCAAAAACTTGCCAACAATATAAACTATAACTCAGATTTGCAGGTCACTGGAAATTTAACGGTCACAGGCACCACAACCACGGTAGACACAGTCAATACCTTGATTGAAGATCCGTTGATTGTGTTAGCATCTGGACAGACTTCAGGCACTCCCACAGTAGACATTGGCTACATTGGCCTGCGTGGAGTTGACAATAATATTGCATTGGCCTGGAAAGAAGGTGACAGCGAATTTGTGGCTGCATTTACTACCACAGATTCTGGCAACAGCTACAGTAACACCACGTTCTCAATTGCCAGTTACGCAGACTTCAAAGCCAACAATATCACTGCCAATGGCACATTAACTGTTACTGGCACTACCACTTTTGTTGGCAACATTATTGCTGCCAACGTTACCAATGATGTAACCGCTGGTAATGTTTATACAGTAAACAATGTCAGTGCTGCCGGTAATGTGCTAGCTGGTACTTATTTTGTAGGCGATGGTGGATACATCAGTAACATCAATGCTGGCAACGTCTCAACTTACAAAATATTCAACGGTGGCAGCTATGCTAATATTAACACCCCAGATGCAAACTTAGTAGTTGCAATTGGCAACAGTTCAAATCTAGTGGCTACTTTCTATGATACAGGTGTTAATCTTAATGGACTTCTTAGTGTCAACGGAAATATCACAGGTGGAAATATTACTACCACTGGTCCAAGTGGAAATATATCAGGTGCTAATGTAATCAGCAGTACTACTTTAAGTGCCAGTGGTAATGTGTATGGTAGTAATATTGTAACTCCTAACACTGTAATTAATGGCGGAGTCAGTAGTTCGGGTGATATATTGACTTCTGGCAATGTTACTGCTACTGTTAATGTCACTGGCGGAAATATTTACACTGCTAATGTAGTCAGCGCCGGCGGTAATGTGCTAGGTAGTGCCATTTACGCAACTGGATCAGGAGATATCAGCACTGCAGGTAATGTGTGGGCCGGAATTGGAGTTAATACACCTAATGTTGTTTCGGCTACTGCATTGGCATTAACTGCACAATCAGGTGATGTCAACATCAGCGCCACAGGCAACATTGGTGTGAATAACTTGTATATTCAAAACTTGCATGATCCTCTTAACAATCAAGACGCTGCAACCAAATACTATGTGGACACAGTTGCACAAGGCTTGACCATCATAGCAAGTACCTACGCAGTCGCGGCGCAGCCGTTGGCCAACATATCCGGTGGTACCATTACCTACAACAACGGTAATGCAGGTGTAGGTGCTAATTTGGTCACAACAGGTGCATACACCACAATTGACAGTGTGAACATAGCAGTGGCCAACACAAGAATTTTGGTAGTAGGACAGGCCAATGCTGTACAAAATGGTGTTTATGTGTACTCAAATGCCACTGTTTTAACACGTTCAGCTGATTATGATGAGGCCGCCCAAATCCAGCCTGGGGACTTTGTGTTCAACCAATACGGCAATGCATACGGAAACACACAATGGGTACAAACTGCCAACGTGACTACAATAGGCACTGACCCAATCACATTTACACAGTTTGGTGGAGCAGGAACTTATACTGCAGGCAATGGTATTGTGATCAATGGCGTGGTTATTAGTGCCAGAGTTGATACTGATACTATAACTTTCAGTGGCACAGGAAATCTCAAAGTTTCAGACACTGCTAATCTAGTGTCTCCTAACATTGGCAATGCCACAGGTAGCAGTTTATCAATAGTGGGAACAATTACTGCTGACATAAATGTTAGTGTAGGCGGTAATGTTATTAGTGGAAATATTAATGTAGGCAACAACGTCAGTGCTGGCGGCAACATTTACGGTGGTAATATATCTACCACAGGATCAGGTGGCAACATCACAGGTGCCAACGTAATCAGTGGTACCACACTCACTGCCACAGGTAACGTGTATGGTGGCAATCTAGTAGCCGGAAACATAACAATTCCCAGCAGTGGTAATATCAATGCCGGTACCAACTACATCAACAATGTGATTGATCCAATTCAGGCACAAGACGCTGCAACCAAAGGCTATGTGGAT